AAATGACTGTCGCAATATACCGTCATTCCCTTTTGTAATTCTGAAATCTGAATCCATCCCTTATCTGTCTTTACTTTGTGATTATTAGTACAAAGTAAAGATAGTGAAAATGTATCGAAAGCTATCCAATAGCTATGTATTTCTTTAAATCCGTTTTCCCATCTGTTTAAAACCTTCTTATATCCTTGACTGGTAAGTACAAGCATACCTTCATTAATCTCTTTTATCTTAATGTCTCCAATAGAGGTCTTAACAAGTGTATCACCCTCAAAACAACTGTCAAACACGTGATTAAACTTATCGACTGGCTGATTAACTTCTATTCCGTGAATTTCTTGCATTATATAATTTTGTGCCTCTATTTTAGCAAATTTAACCAAATTATTATTAATAAAGACTATTTTCTTTTTTCGCATCGACGTTAACCAAAACATTACAGACTTAGTCTTTGAAACTTTATAGATATTCATACCCATACTTCGAAGCGACGAAACCATTTCAATCGCTCCTTTTCGTTCACTTGTGTACTTGTCTGAGCTGTCCGCTGTCACTGTAACGTTCCAGTCAAAATCAATGCTTTTACAGAAATTAAATATTTCTTCAGGCGTTTCCATGGGTGTGTATGACAATAACTCGATGTAAATAGTAGTTTCATCTTCAGCACATTTTGTTAGCGTACATGGATCTACTGTAAACCCAAAATCCAAACCGTAAGAGAACGCCAAATCTGGGAATTCATCAATGTAACTTACGTTCTTGAATATCGTTCCTTTCATAGCACCGCGCAATCCAAGACCATAAACTTTCCACATGAATTCGTCTGCTGTGCCTGCGGGTACATTTATTGGGTGAGGTGGTGGCTGGTTCTTCTCGTCAATTGGGCGGTTGTTGTACATTATTTCACCCTGCTCAATATCAATTTCATAGCTATCTTGTAGCCATGGCTCATAAGCTAAAATCTCATTCTTTTGACCGATTGGAACGTGTGGATTGTCTCTAAATGTTGTACGCAGAAATCCAACATCAGGACGTGTAATAACTCTATCGTAAACATAATGCTGAGTCAATGAAGGGTTATAATCTGCTATCCATCCCCATGAACACCGCATAATTGCTTTACGAAATATAAGTTCGCTTATTGGTAGTAACTCGTTGAAGTATACTAAATCAGATGTTAAACCGTCGAATTTCTTTGGTTGGTCTGCTCCAACGAATGTTATTCTACATTTACCTATTTTAAAACTTCCAACCTCCTGCAATCGCTCGAAAGGATTGTCAAGTCCGAACTCATTCAATGCTGTTCTAAACTCATTGTAAAGCGTTGTTTTGAACTCTACGTACGTTTCTTTTATAATGGTTACTACTGTAGTTCTGTCTATGTAGAGTCCAATGTAGATAATGAAATCCACAACGGAAAAAGTTTTTCTTGAACGTGCTGACCCTTCTAATATTACACCTTTATAACCCTCGATTAATTGCTCGTTCTCATACTTCTGGGCAGTTAACGAATTATAAACAAAAGCATAGTTTTTAGGGGTATCTTCATCTATTACCTTTAGGTTGTTTCTGCGTTTTTCAATCGCTTCAACTTTTAAAAGTTCTGTTAAAAGTATTAACTCTGCATCAGTCAACATCTGTTGTTCCCTTCAATTTTTCGGTTAATTCCTTTATCATTTGGGTACGCTGTTCAGTAGACATTTCAGTAGTATCTTTTACTTCTGTTTTTTCAGAAAGAGAATTTAGGCGTTGTGTTATGCTTGGATTAAAGAAGCCATTCATACCACCAATGATCTGATTTTCACGTATTTCATTTTTTATGCGTGCACAGATACCAATAAAGTCTTTATAAACTCCATCTTGATTAGTGAAATATTGCTCAATACATCCAATCTTTTCATCCCAACAATAACGTTTTAAACCTTCAAATGTGTATGGTATTTTAACGGGGTCTGTAACTCGACTCCCATCCTTACCAACATATTGAACTTTCAGCCAATCGTTTTTTTTGATAATCAAATCTTCTTTATACTCAAGCCAAACTTTTTCTAAGTCTTCAACTGTCTTGAATATTCTTTTTGGGTGTATGTTTCCGTAAGATGCCATTTTTTCTAAATTTAATGAACTCGCAAAGTGTCATATTCTTGAACTCTTTGACTTTCTTTACAAGTAATTTGTTGACGTGATCTAATTCTTTCTGTGTGTCTTCATACTGTTTTTTGTAGTCAATCATCTGAATAGCGCAACTAGTAAGTTAGTTATAAGTATCGTTCCTGCTGTTATTATCGTTACTAAGAATCCGAATAACATCCAAATAACTGTAATGATTATAAATGTAATGAAAAGAAGTGAATCTCTTCGTACTAATCTTTCGTTCTTACACCAACCTTTAAAGGTGTAAAGTCGAGCGTTTCCGAATAATGCTGTTATTATTCCTGAGAAGTAGAATATAGTTACCAGGAGTAAAGCTATTAATTTTTTCATGGTGTTTCAAATTTTGCTATTATCTCAGCATCTGTCATCGACTGATACACTTCGAAATAGATGTTTTTCGCTTTAATTGTTTGTGTTACTTCATTCCCTCCCTCTACGGTGTTAATGATTATTTCTTCGGTTGATCTAGTTATTGTCGTCATTTTCTGTAAAGTTAGTGATTTTTTTCGGTGTATAAACATTCTCGTCAGCATTTTCCGTTGTGAACTGATTGAGAAATGCGTGTATTTTTTCGTTTGTATTCATGGCTAAACGTCTGTTATTGTGATTTGTTTGCAGTATTTCCAAGATGAGGTAGTAGATCTAAATTTATCTCCATCCATTCCTTTAAATATGTCAACAATACCCAAATTATTTTTAAACCGATCTTCACTATCCGCAAACAAACACATCGCACAGATTGGAATCACTTTAGTAACCTTATAGCCTTGTGCTTCGAGTAGTTCGATTGCTTCGGCTGTTGGGTTTTTAGAAACAAGATGTTTCTCGACTTGGTCTAGTGGGTAATTCCAAGAATCATCTTTGAATTGTACCCAAACATAATTGTCGACGACACTTTCAATCGTTCCAATTTCTCCGATGTGCTTGTCCATTTTTGAACCGTAATACACATCACCATTTTCAAACTTAAAACCTCTTACTTTTCTTCCTATTAAAATTTTCATAACTATTTGTTTTTAAAATTTCTAAATTGTTGAATTAAAGGCAAATTGAAGTTTGTAAAAAACAAAGCTCTATCTGTGTCGCTGTATATTTTATGTGTGTAGTCTAGTTTCTCAATTGGAAAAACAGTGCTTTTTATTTTCACAAAAGGCATAACCGTATTTTCGATTTTCGCCTTGGTTAACCATTTCTTAAGTGCTTTCATAATGTGAATTTTTGATTGGTTAGTTTCTTTAATAGTTGTTTAATGTGAATTCTTTTATATGTAACAGAAGATAGTTCGTAAACTGTTCTTCCATTGGGTTTTAATTTCATAATGTAAAAAGTAAAATAATTGCCATTATACCACCCACTTATACTGAAATACAAATCCATATCTCTACCCTCATAAGGTGTAGAAATTTCAATACCATCCGTTTTCTTCAGCTTTTCAATAAGCTCTAATACTTCATCTCTTTTCATAAAATTTGTTTTTTGTAAATATAACTATATTATTTTAATAACCTAGTATTATTTTAAATTCTTTTACTGATCGAACAATATAATATTTATGACCAAGCAATTCAACTGCATTTTGAAAGTCAATTTGGCTTGGTGATTGTTTACCTTTGTAATCCTTTAATTCAATGTAGATAGTTTTATCTAACACTAATATCAAATCTGATACTCCAGACAGAACGCCCGATTTTTTATATCTAGCATTTTTTCTTGTTGCTTCGTTCGGTACGCTAAATATTAAAATATCGTTTTTTCTGCAATAAGACACAATTTCGCATTGTATTGTAAATTCTGATTTCTCGCTTAATTTATCTAACTGATTGACAGACAGCGATTTAATTTTTTCTATTTTCATTTTGTTACCTTGTTACCTTGTTACCTTTACTTTTTTGGAGTTGTTTCTAAATATATAATATGTGTCATATATGTAATGTGTGCTTATAATGTGTGTTCTATAATACTTTTAAACCATAATATTAGGTTACAAGGTAACAACTCTCTAAAACCTTTACTGTGATTAATTATCAGCTGTTACCTTTTTGTTACCTGTTACCTATTCAAAAGGTAACACTTCTTTATAAATTAAGTAGCCTTTTTTTATTTTTCCGTTTGTTCTGTGGGCTTTCAGCTCCATTTTATGTTTTAAGCATAATCTTTTAATATCATACTTAGAAATCTGAACTTGGAAGTTAATATTCATAAAATTACAAATTTCCCCCTGATTCATAATTACTGGATAATTAAACTCTTCGGTTTCTTCGAGTGAAAATTTAGTAAAAAACAAATCCTCTGCAACTTCAATTTCTACATTTTCTGTTGTATTTTCATTTAAGTACTCAATATCTTCTTTTGAAAACACTCTAAATTCAAATCCATCTTTATACATATTATACGCGCATTTTAAAAGTGCATCTTTATCGAAATGTTTAGCACCTTCGTAATCGACTGATTCAAAGTTTATAGGTAGAATCCTTCTGTTTCCCGTTTCATCCTTTAGTACCGCGCTGTCGTTTGTCGTGCCACAAAGCATCGTTCTACGTTTTAGATCAACATCTAAACGTCCGTATGGAAGTCGTACTGTGATTTTATTTTTTTCAGTCACCTTTTTAAAGTTCTTAACATCTTTAGCAGCCATTCCTCCAAATTCATCATTAAGCATTATTAAAGATGTAGCCATTCTTTTCAAAACGTCCTTTCCTCCTTCTTCCATCGCTTCATCAATGAAGTACTTTCTAAGTTCTTTTGGTAGCATATTTCGAAAGAATGATGTTTTCCCACTCGCTTGTTTTCCGCAAAGAACCAAAACCAAAGGGGAAACTTCTTCATGGTCGTAATCACTTGTCCAGTTATGAATAGCACCGACTAACCAACGTTTTAAAAGCCACCTGTTAAATATATTCTGTGGATGTATTAAATCTGCGTATCTGTCAATTTCGTCTCCTCTAACTTCTGTATCGTTATTTTTAAAGTAATCTGAAATAGGATCATACGTAACCGCTTTAGAGTTAAAAATAAGTTGACTAACATCAGTCGCGCTAACTTTAAAATCAAAGTACTTTTTTGCGTGTACTGTTATAGTGTTTATTATTTCATCATTTACTGGTTTGTCTCCAATTTCATAAAGCTGATTAAATTCATTTTTTATTATAGGATAATTCTCTTTTATAAATGTTTCAAGTTTTACTGTTTCATTGTCTTCGTTTTCAATCGCTTTTACAAAGTTCTCTTTAGAATCTATTAATGACTGGATGAATTTTTTATCATTCGTTTCAACTCCTAAAACTGATAATGTTTTTATAACACTATCTGGAGTCATTATAGCACCGTTAGCTTTTCCAACTGCTACTCTTTTCATTATAGCTTTAGATGTATCTGAATATAATTCACACCCTGCTTTTTTCGCGTAGTAATAAAATGTAGAAATATTAATTCCTCCATCTTTACAGAATCTTGAGTACTGTCTTTCTATTTTTTGAGGGTCGTATTTAGAACCATTTTGACAAACAGCCTTGAAGTAATCCAATCCACCTATTCCAAATTCAGAGCCAATAGAAAAGCCTATTTCACAAAATCTCTTGTAGTCATCTTCGCAAAGGTCAATGTTTTTATTTTTAATTTGGTCTATTATGTACGAAAAATCATCTTTAACGAAATGAAATGTTTCGCGCTTTTTTTCTTTTTTCTCTTTTTTCGCTTTGAATAGTTCCGATTTTTGATTAACAAATATATCCATATCAAAAGAAATATATCTAAGCCTTGAAGCATCTTTACAACTAAGATCAATATCTACATCGAATACATCATTATAATATTGTGCTAATCCATGAAACGATTCAATAAAAACATCTGGATTAATCTTAACAAATACAACTAATCCAGTACCTGATACTGAACGATTAGAACAGAATGTATATTTATCTGCATCAATTCGTTTACGTAGTTCTGTATCTACATCGTAATCAATGTCAAGTAAAATTAAACCATTCATTTGTTCAATGTTTGCGACTGAACGCCCTCCTTGTTTCTGGGTGCAACTTCCTGTTATCGCTGGTAGTTGAGACTTTAAATCCTTGTATTTTTCAGCATCCTTTCTATTAGCTCGTGCGTTAAATATAATAGATTGGTGGTCGCCATTTTTAACAAGGTCGATGTATTTATCAAAATCAATTGATACATTGTCTTTCGCATAATGCGTTGCATATTTACTGAATATCATATTGTTTTTTTATTTTGGTTAGTGTTATTTTCTTTTGTTGTTCAAACGTTCTATTTGCTTTAGATTCAAGGTCAGAACGTATTATTTTATAGAAGCCTTGCCTTAGTGTGGTGTTCATTACTCTATTTACTCCACCGTTTAAATTTCGCTCAAATTGTTCTTTAGGAACGTTTTGGAACATCCTCGCAACTTGTGAAGTTAGCACTTTAAATGCAAAGAACTTACCTTTATTTTCTGAGAATCTAATTATTTTATCAACGTCTATTCCTACCGTGTTTATTTTAACGGCTAATTGGTCTAGTACTTTTACTTCTTTTGGTGTGCAGTTGTTGTGGTCGCATAA